ACCTATGGGGGATGGGGTCAGGCCGGGCGCTTCTGCAGCGCCGCCTTGACCTCGGCATGGGTCATGTTCGGCAGCATGGCCTTGGCCATCTCGGGATCAGCCACCAGCCGCGCCTTCACCCGTGCCACACCATCGGCCACCCACTGCACGGCCGGCGGGCAGTGCCCCTGCCCGTGCTCGATGTTCGGGCGCCCGCAGAGCCTGCAGGGGCCGCCGATAGCGAGGGTGTTGATGGTCATAGACGGGTGCACCGGCAGGGGATGGGATTAGGCCGTGCGGCGCAGCTTGCGGAATGCCGGAAGGCAGTTGCCGCGCCCCATGTGCAAATACACCTCAGACGGCCGATAGGTGCTGTCCGTAATCGTGGTTGTCACCCCGGTGGTGACGTTGCTCAGGATCAGCTGCGTGGCCGTGACTTGCAGCGTGTAGCTGTACCACCGATGAGCCTGCATCAGCGTGCTGGCAACGGTCTGCGATGGGCTGATGGTGTAGGGGCCGCTGCCGCTGACAACCACCGTGCCGGGCTGCACGTTGGCGCCGGTGATTTCCTGGCCCGCAGCGATGGTGCCGGCCAAGGCAGTGCCAACCGTCAGCGTCGTGCCGCTGATGCTGCCGACGAATGCCGCCACGCCGCGCTGGCATGTCAGCTTGATTGACGCCACCGTCTGCGAGTTGTTGACGGTGTAGGTGCCGGTGCCACCAGTGCCCGTGCCCAGCGCGGTGATGTAGGTTCCCGGCGTCACGCCGAAGCCGATGACCTCCTGCCCCACTTCCACAGTGCCGAACGTCACCGCGCTGACCGTCATGGTCGTGCCGCTGATGGCCGCCGTCACCTGCGCGCCGACCCCGCGCTCCAACGTGCTGCCGCCGCTGGGCGTGTTTAGGCTGGTGTTCGTGCTGGGCGCCGTGCAGCGGCTGACGTTGACCTGATCGTTGGCGCGCACCAAGAAAAGGTAGCCGTCCGGGTAAGTCGTGCTCACATACCCATACTGAGCATCATCAGGCGCCAGCCCGACATTAAAACTGCTGTTGCTCACATCCGTGGAATCAAAACGTGCATCCCATGCCAGCGTGAAAGCAGACGGCAGCGGGCAAATGGCGCCCTGCGTCACATATCGCGGGTTGACGTCCCGATACACCATCTTCCAGATATTCGGCAGCACCATCGCGCCACGCACGCCGGCCGATGAGTCATTGCTCGGCACCATGCCGGGCGCCCAGCGTGCGCCGGTCCACGGCATTTCCGTGAGCGGCGTGCGGTCGCGCAAATAGCCGCCGTCATCGGTGGTGATGGCATCGATGCCCATCGCAATCAGGGCGTCAGCCGTGGACCGCCGATCCACCGTCCAGGCAACGGTTTTCAAGCCCCCCGCCTTGGCCGACGCCACGCGCTCGGGCGTCCATCCCGCGTCCTCGCAGGACACCACGCTGTAGCCGAATGCGCGGTCGTTGGCGAAGTTGGCGGTAGCGGTGCCGGCCGTGTTGTAGAGCTTCAGCAGCGTGTAACCGTTCGCCTTGGCCGATGCCACGTAGGCATCTACGAAGGTCATCACGATCACGTTGTCTTTGGAAATGCCGTTGCGCTCCAGCGCATGCACCAGGGCGTCTCCCGTTGCCACGTTGTCCTTCACCTCGATGAGCATCAGCACCTTGTTTCCGAAGTCGGCCAGGTAGTCATCGAGGAAGTAGTACCCAGCCGGGTCATAGCCTTGGGCGCGGAAGAATCCGGTCCCCTTCACCGTGTCATCGGTCTGGATGGTCTGCGGGTCAATCGTCAGCGCCTTGATCTGCGCTTTCGTCAGGTTCGCCACGTTGCGGTCTGCGCCCGGATCGAAAACCAGCCGGTTCACGCTGGCGTCATGGCTCAAGACCAGCGCACCATCGACCGTCAAGCGGGCGTCAGTCTCGAAGATTCGGAAGCCGTGCGCGAATGCCTGCGTGAAGCCGGCGCGGGTGTTCTCCATCACCACATCGGCGCCACCCCGGTGCAGGTTGACGATGCCGCCAGCCAGGGCAGGAATCCCATCCCGTGACACCAAGGCTCGCGCTGCGGCCACCTCGGTCGAGCTGAGCGACGCGCCGTCGGCGGACGGGTTCTGTTCGCCGCGGGCGGTCGAAAGTGAGCCGCCAGCAGGCGTCGGGTCCCAAGTCAAAGCACCAGGCATGGCGCGCTCCTCGTAGTGGTCGGTGTGGGGTTGCGATCAGCCGGCGCGCTTGCGGGCCGGCGTGGGGGCGGCAGCTGCGGGCGCGGGGGCCGGCGCAGATGCGGGCGGCGCATCGGTGCTCGCGGCGGCCTGCTGGGCGGCGGCCTCAGCTTCAGCGGCGGCCGCAGCGGCCAGCTCGTCTTCGGTCGGCTCGTCGACCTCTTCGCCGTTGTGCAGCGCGAGCTGGCGCTGGGTGTCTTCCGTCACCGGGTACAGCTGGCCGCCCAGGTACTTGGTGTCGCCCGACTCGTAGACGGTGTTGGTGATTCGGATTTGCAGCATGGTGTGATTCCCCGGAAGCGTAGCGGCCCCGGTGTCGCCGGGGCCGCTACGGCTACTTCAGTTGGCGCCAGTCGATCAGAGCTTGATCTGCTGGACCGTGGCCAAGTCGTTGTCGTTGGCCGGCTGGTACTTGGCATCGACGCCAATGACCGCCACCGAGGCAGGGCCGCCGGTCGCGCCGCCGGTCACCAGACCAAAGCGCACGTGCTGCTTGCCGCTGGCCGACAGATCCTCCGCACGCACGCTGATGATCAGCTGCGTGTTGTCGTTGGTGCTGGCATTGGCGGCGAGCTGCGTGCATGCCTTCAGCTCCACCGAACTGCTGCCGTCGCTGTTGCAGCTGTAGGCCTTGAAGTCGATGGTCTCGCTGGCCATGTTGCCCAGCATCGCGATGCCGAGCACCTGGTGCCACTTTGACATGTCGGCCACGTCTGTGTAGATCTGGGTGTTGGCAACGGTGCCAGGGTCGATGGTGCCGATGAGGGCCAGCTTCTCGCCGGCCGCGCTGTTGATCGTCATGATGGTGAACTCCAATTTGGTGTGAGGTGAGTCCCCAGCCGCAATGGCCGGGGCACGTCTTCAGGTGTTGTGGATCAGCGGGCGCCGAGCTGGATGAACGGCGACATCGTGGCGCTGCCGTTGGCCGGCGAGATCGGCGCGGCCAGCTTCGGCGCACCGTCCACCCGGAAGGTGGAGCGGAACGCGGTCGCGTCGGCGTCGAAGTACAGGTGCATCGACGTCGCCGTCTGGATGCCGCCGGCCTTGGTGATCGACTGGTACTGCCGCCAGTCGGCCAGCATCACGTCGCCCTGCGAGCTGAAGCTCTTGGCGTGCTGCGTGACCGCGATGGGGCGGCCCAGCAGCGTGCCGTAGGGCGAGCCCTGCAGGCCACCGACCGGGCTGCCGGCGGGCAGGTAGATCGGGTAGTTGCCGAGCGTCAGCGTGAACAACGCGGGCAGAACGTCGTTGTTCAGCATCCAGACCGCGTTGCCGTAGCTGCCGGCGGGCAGCCGGCTGATCATGTTGGCCAGGTTGGTGGTCGACAGCGTGCCGGTCAGCTGGCCGGCATCCTTGGCCACGGTGATGACGGCCGGGCTGTTGAACGCGCCCAGGGGCTGGCCGGCACCGTTGCCGTAGCAGATCGCCTCGTCGGTCTTCCAGCGGATGCTGCGGGCAGCAGCACCCTGGAAGTAGGCGCCCAGGGCGGTCGCATCGGCCAGCAGCTCTTCGGTCACCGGCACCAGGGCCAGCAGCTTCTTCAGCCGGAAGTCAGTGCGACCGAACACCGGCTTGGTCTGCGTGCCGGCGCCCGCCTCGTTCTGCCAGTAGGCGCGCACGCCGTTGGCGCCCCAGGGCGTGGTCTCGTCCTTCGGCAGCGACATGCCGTTGCCTTCGACCGGCAGGTCGTCGGTCATCGGCAGCAGGGCCTGCTCTTCCAGGGACAGCTGGAAGATTCGCTGGCTGTAGCTGGGTGGCACCAGGAAGCCACCGTCCGCGCCGGTGCCTTCGTTGCCGTAGGTGCTGGGTGCGGCAGCTTGCGGCTCGCCGCGGTACAGCGCCGCCAGGCGGCGGTCCATGCTCACGCCGGTGCGGACGTTGACGGCCGCGCCGCGGACGGACATCAGGAAGTCGCCCATCGTGCGGAAGCCGCGCTGCGGGTCGGCGTCGCCGTTCTCCTGGGTCTCGATGCGCGCGCCGGCCGGCAGCGTGACCGAGCCTTCGCCGCGGCCGCCGCCTTGGTTGCCGGCGCCGGGCTCGATCGGGGCCAAGCCAGCGCTTGCCGCCTCGGCTTCCATCGCGGTGTTCACGCGCGCCTTCAGGCTGGCGGCCTTCGCCTTGTGCCCGTCGTACTGCGCCTGCTCTTCGGCGGTCAGATCGCGCTCGTTGAGGATGGCGGCGATCTTGGTCATGCCGTCGACCTCGGCCGCGTGCTGGGCCTGCAGGTTGCGGACCATGGGGCCCCAGGCGAGCACGGAGCCGATGGCGACCGGATCGGTCAGCACGGCCCAGGCCTGCGCCAGGATGTCGGGCGCCGCGACAGCGGTGCCGGCGAACGCGGCCAACGCGAGGGCGGCCACGGTCAGGATCGAGAAACGGGAAGTCTTCATGATGGATGGCTCCAGAAACGAGAAAGCCGCCCGAAGGCGGCCAGTGGTTGGGGTGGTGCACAACGGCCCGAAGGGGCCACGCCGTCAGGCCGATGGGCCTGGCTGCGGGTGGGCCGTGCTCAGCCCGGGAACTTGATCAGGATGCGGCCAGGATGTCGGCTTGGGCCTGGGCCAGCAGGGCCGATCGTGCGCCGCTGCTGCGGCCCTTCTTGCGCATGCCGGCCACCACCTCGCTGAAGGTGGCCACGCCGTCGACCATGCCGGCCTTGTGAGCGGCCTCGGCCAGCAGCATGCGGCCTTCGCCCATGTCGCTGCGCACCTGGTCCACCGGCACGCCGCGGCCCTTGGCCACCGCGCTGGTGAACATGCGGTAGTAGGTGTCGATCTGCGCCTGGGTCTCGGCCCGCGCCTCGTCGCCCAAGGGCTCAAATGGATTGCCCTCGACCTTGTACTTGCCGGCGCTGATCAGGGTGATCTCGATGCCCTCGGTCTCCAGGGCCTTGGCCACGTTCTCGTGGGCGGTGTAGACGCCGATGCTGCCCACCATGCCGCCAGGCGTGACGTAGGCCTCGCCGCACTGCGACAGCAGCCAGTAGGCTGCCGATGCCGACATGCTGTCGGCGATGCCGACGATCGGCTTCTGGGAGCGGGCCGAGCGGATCTTGTCGCCAAGCTCCTGGATGCCGAAGACAGAACCGCCCGGGCTGTCGAAGCTCATCAGGATCTGGCCGACCGACTGATCCGCCAGCGCGGCATCAAGCGCGGCGCCAATCTCCTGGGCACCGGTGCCGGCCTCGCACATGCCGAGCTGCGACGCGCGCTGCACGATCGGGCCGTGCACGTTGATCAGCGCGATGTTGCTGTCGCCGCCGGCACGCGCCTGGTCGCCGCGGGCAGCCTTCGGCATCGGCTGGCCGTTGGCGTCGTACTGCGTGTCATCGCGATGGTCACCCGCCATGATGCCGGGAGCCTTGGCGGCGTAGGCCCGGGCCAGGATGGCCGCGTAGGTGGCCATGGCCGCCGGATCCATCGCCCACGGGGTGCGCAGGCAGTAGGCGAGGAAGTACGGGAGCTTCATGATTCGTCCTTCAGGGCAAGCTCGGCCAGCGCGGCCGAGTAGTTCTCTTCGGTGTCACCGCGCCTGGTCGTTGCCAGCCAGTCCTTGGCCTTCTCTTCCGAGATCGCCAGCGCGTCGGCCAGCACTTCCGCCGACACCAGCTGCCCGGCAGCGAAGCGGCGCGCCATGCGCTGCACGTTGCCAGTGATGACCTGCTGCCACCTGGCTGCCACGGCTGCACCTGCTGCGCGGGCGTTCTGCTGCCGGTCGTTCGGCGGGGGCTGATCCAGGCCAGCGCCGCTGGGCGCCTGCGCCGGGCCGCGTTCACCATTGGCGTCGACCCGCACCATGTTCACCGGGCGCAGCGTGTGGTTCAGCCACTCCAGCGGCTGATCGCCCTCGCGCTCGCGCACCTCGTTGGGAGTCATGCTGCCCCACTGGGTGCGGCTGGCGTAGTAGGCGGACCGCGCCGCGGCATCGCCGCGCATCATGCGATCCATGTCGAACTCGGGTTCCAGCAGGTCGTCGGCGCCGGGCAGGCCCTGGCCCAGCAGCTGGAACTCGATGCTGGCTTCCCACAGCTCAGCGTAGGGCAGCATGGTGTCTGTCCAGAACTCGATCGACTGATGCTCGATGTTGTTGTTCGTGGCCCGGGACAGATCGCTGATCTTGTGCAGCGGCACGCGGAACAGGCGCGCCACGTCGGCCACCTTCAGCCCGCGGCCCTCGATGAACTGGGCGTCGGAGTTCTTGAGCCCCAGCTCGTGGTACTTCATGCCGCCCTCGAGCACGGCCACCTTGCCGCGGTTGGCGCCACCCTGCAGGCGCTGCCAGCTCTCGCGCCACTTGCGCTTGGTCTCGTCGTCCTTCCACTTGCCCGGGTTCTCGATCCAGCCTGGCGGCCGAGCGTCGTTGCCGAAGAAGCGTGCCGAGTAGGCCTGCATCGCCAGCCCCTCGCCGATGGACTCGCGGCCCACCTCGATCGGGCTCAGCCCCATGATGCCGTCGTCGCTCAGGCCACGCAGGTGCCAGATCTCGCCGCGGGTGTAGTAGACACGCCGGCCGTCTTCGGTGGTGTAGGCATAGCGGTAGTCGCGGCCGCCGTCGACCATCTCCACCGCCATGCGGTCAGGGTGCAGCGGCAGAAGCTCAGTGATCTCGCCGCGGCTGTTGCCGTCGATCTGGCAGTAGGCGTTGCCGCGCATGGCCACATGGCCCTGCAGCATCAGCCGCCACTCGTAGGGGTTCTGGAACCGGTTCGGCCGCTTGGCCATCAGCCGGTACAGCCAGTGCATCCGCTCCACGGCCCGCGTGTTGCCGTCCGGCCGGTTGCGAAACAGCTGGAACGGCATCACGGCAAAGGACTCGGCCAGCACCTTGACGCACGAATACACCGCCGTCAGCGCCATCGCCTCCTTCGGGCCCACGTGCACACCCGCGGCTGTGCGCGGCTGCAGCGGCATGAACCAGAAGTCGCTGCCGGGCCCGCGGTCGGCCGTGCCGGCGCTCGCCGACAGCTTGGTGATGAACATCAGGCGGCCTCACCAGTCACGGCTGCCCTGGCCTTGGCCTTGGCGCCATCATGCAGGCCGGCCAGGTAGGCCGACGCCAGCGTCAGCACCAGCAGCAGCGCACCGGCGATGGCGATGCCCCAGCCAGGGTGGATGACCACGCCGCCAGCCAGCACCATCAGCCAGCCCAGCAGCAGGCAGAGGTTGAAGATCTTCACGTTCATGGCATTCCCCGTCTGGCGTCAAGCGGCCAGCACCTCTTCGTCGGTGCACACGTCGGGCTCCGGGGCCAGCGCCATCAGCGCGGCCGCGTTGAACAGCGACACCAGCAAGTCGATCTTGCAGGCCCCTGCGGCCTGCTTCGTGACGATCACGGCGTTGCCGCGGGCTTCGACCTTGGCGTTGCCGACCGTCCAGGCCATCACAGGCTGGCCGCAGTGGGCAAACTTGCCCTCTACCAGTCGCCTTGCGACGGTGTTGATCGTTCCGCTCAGCTTGTAGCCCTGCGGGATACCGACGATCCGGTCCTTGCCGTCGGCATCCTTGTCGATCCCGATGTCAATCAGCGCAGCTTCGATGTCACTGATGCCGATGGGGTCCACGCCGACCTGCGCCAGTAGGCCGCTCTCGTCCAGCTCACGCGCCACATCGACAACGCCATCAATGTCCTGCCCAATCCGCTCGACCAGCACCAAGTCGCCCTGGGCCATGAAGTCAGCCCAGCGGGCCGCTTCAACCTTGCGCCGCTCCATCGCCACCGGGTGCACCCAGGCCCTGCCCCAGTGCAGCCAGCATCCTGTCTCTCTGTCGCGCCCCAGCACCGATGCGGCAAGCCAGTCGTCCAGGCCGCCACCGTCGATTCCCATGGTGATCACGTCACTGCGCTCGATCAGATCCGGCAGCGAAGCTACGCGCGCGGCGCCTTGCCAGTGGTCCGCTCCTGGCCAGCGGCCAGCCATCAGGCGCAGGCCGATCTGGATGTTTAGGTGCTTGGCCAGGAACTGCTGGAACGCGCCGTCTGTGCGCGCCTCCAGCTTGCGCAGCTGGTCCTGCAGCCACTCGCTGCTGACAGATCGACCCAGGTTCGGGTTCGTGATGTGGAAGTTGGCCGGGTCCATGTAGGCCTTGGCCTCGATCATGTCCTCCGGGAACTCGTACAGCACACCCAGCGACCTGGGATCGCTGATCTTGCCGTCGCGCACGCTGCGGAAGTAGTCCAGCTTCTCCTTGAACACGCCGGCCGGCGCTTCGTCCGACTGGGTGGTCAGGAAGATCACCCAGCCTTCATCGCGCGACACCTGCCCGCCCAGCGCCTCCAGGAACATCGCTTCAGCGCCGGCGCGCTTGCCGAACAGCCAGTGCTCATCGACCAGGACCTTGCCCGACTTCTTGCCTGAGACGGTCTCGGATTCGGCCGCCACGACCTTCAGGCTGTTGCGGGTCACCCGATGGGTGATCGTGCGCACATGGTCCTGCACATGGAACATGGCCAGCAGCTCGTCGTCAGCCCGGACCATGGCCGCGGCCGGCTTGAAGCTGTTGCCGGCCACCTCTACGGTCGGCGCCAGGATCAGATGCTCCTCTTCTTCGCGCCAGCACAGGATCAGCGCCGTCAGCATGATCCCGGCGGCGATGGTCGACTTCGTGTTCTTCTTGCTGATCAGCAGGTAGAACTCACGGATCAGCTGCTGCCCGGTCTCGCTGTCGTAGGCGCCGAACACCGCCGCCACAAAGTCGAAGACCCACTGGTCGGCACACTCGCCGAACGTCGGCCGGCCCGGCAGGTCGACGACCCGCAGCTCCTTGAAGATGGCCAGCGCCCGCTCCGCCTCACTGGCAAAGATCGGCGGCGGGATGATCGAACGGCCCGCGCGCAGGCGCTTGCCCCAGTCCGGGCACGCCGTTGACCATGCCGGCCTGGCGCCCATCAGATCTTCTTGCCGCCGACAGCCGCCAACTTTGGCGGCGGCGCCGCTGAGAACTTGCCTCTGCTGACGGCATCCTTCGCGTCAAGGGCCGCCTTCTCTCGTTTGCCCTCACCGACCGGCTCCTTGCGCGGGTGCATGAATGGCGCGGCCGCGATGGCCATGCGGTCTCGACGGGCCGCGTCAGCGTCGGGCGCCCGCATGACACTCAGCATGTAGTCCAGCGGGGTCATGTCTTGCGACGCGGCATCGGCCGCGACATCAGTCGGCACTTCGTTGGCAGCCACCTCAGCCGAAGGCTCATTGACAGATCCACCAGCACGGCGCGCGGCCGGCGCTGTCTTGGCTTTGGGCGCAGAAGCCGCCCTCCGGGCCTTGCGCTCGGCCTTCTCCGCCTCGGTCAGCTTCGGGCGCCCAGCGCCAGGTCGGTAGCCTCCTCGTGCCATGTTGATG